ATTAGTTGGAAATTTTGTTGCTTCAACGGTATATGTTGCAAAAATTGTAATAACGGCAAAAGCGCCATATTCTATTATTGGAACTCCCGCTAATACTTTTATAGTAGAAGGTTCAAGTGTTGTTACAAATCCTGTTAACTCAGGAGAAATAACTGCAGTATTCCCTGCAACAGGTGCTTAACAATGGCAGACATATTATTATCAAACGACGACCTTTCGGTTTTTGGTGGCCCAGCAAAAATAGAACTTGATTTAGATTTTGGACCTGCTGGAGACCGTGGAAGCATTATATTTGGCGTTCAAGGAGATCCAAGAAATGCATCTGTAGCAGCATCGATTGCTCAAGATGTCCAGGCTTTAGATCTTGCTGTTGATTATAGTCCAAGTTCAGATACCTACAGAACAGTCTTTCAATATATTTCTACTCCATCAGGAACTCCACAGTGGACACCTCTTGTCAGCCTTAAGACAGACTTCTATTCAGATGTTAAAGGACCTTTTACCCCAGTAAATGGAAAAATAACAATTCCACCAATTAATGTTACAGACATCTATGCTTTATCTGATGGAACCGTAAGTTCTTCTAGATTTAATATTCAATATTCAATATCTTCTTCAGAAGCGTCTGGACCACTAGCAACAAACCTTATAGTAAAACCACTAATTACTACACAAGGCTTTTTAGCATTACCACTTGAAATAAAGGGAGTAGAATATGTAGATGGAGTCTGGTCAGATATGACTGGGCCTAAACTCGTCCATCTTTTTATTACGGTGGTATAATGAAAAAGGGTGATCTATAGTGGCAGCAGAAAATATTGACAATACCGTTAATGGTACTGGACTATTTAATGCCAAAATCCCTGGTCTTGGAGATGCAGCAGATATTCAGGCAGCGCTCAGACTATATCATTATGGATCCTATACATATGATGGCGCTAATACAAATGTTGCAAACCTTCCAAACCCATCAATAGCAAAATACCTTCAAAACCTTATAGATGCAGATGCTACAGAAATAGTAAATAGAAATGCAGCAATTTCTGCACACAATGCAGCCACAACAAATGTTCACGGTATATTAAACACATCACTTCTTGCAACAAAAGAATATGTTGATTCTGGAATAGACAACTCTACAGTAGATCAATCAACGCTTGCAGGAGTCGGAATTGACTGGAACTCAGGAACATCACAATTTGATTTAGAGACACAAATTTCAAATGCATCTGTTATTATTGAAAAAAATAATAGTTTTACACTAGAATTATCAGATGTTAGCAAAACTATTCTTTTGTCAACATCTTCTCCAATGAGTTTAACCGTACCTCTAAATTCTTCAGTTGCAATTCCAATAGGATATCAATACCATTTTATTGAGTTTGGTTCAGCAAGAACAACTTTTGTACCAGAATCTGGCGTAACTATTAATAGTAAAAATTCACAATTATTTTTAGATGGAAGATATAGTAAGGGAACTTTAATAAAAGTTGCAACCGATTCTTGGGTTTTATACGGAGATGTATATGAAGGTGTTACTGTATTGACCACTACAACCACTGCACCTACAACAACAGCAGCACCTACAACTACGGTAGCACCTACAACTACTGCTCCTACAACAACTGTAGCACCTGCAACTACAACCCCGATACCACCATTCTTCCCATACTTTACTCCAGCACCAACAGCCACAACTCCAGAACCAACAACTTCTACAACTACAACAACTCCAGTACCAACAGGAACAACTCCTACAACTACTACAACAACTACAACTCCAGCACCAACGGGCACAACTCCTGCACCACTACCAACAATTAGTTCATTCTCTGCTCAGTGTACAAATCCTGACGTAGGAGGATGTACTGATACACTAACACAACAGGCTATCTGGACAATCTTTAACTATTCTAATGCATCATCTTATCAAATAACTGCGTCTCCTTCAACTGCTAATGGAAGTACTTTCACAAGCAATGCTAATGCTGATACAGACGCATATCTTGGAATGGGAAATAAGGGAACAACTTATACTTTAACACTAACTGTTTATGCTTCTGATAATCAACAAGGAGCGTCTGCTTCTTCAACAATAACTTATACGGTTCCTAGCGGAGCAACTACGACTACAACAACCGTAGCACCAACAGGAACAACACCAACGACTACAACATCAACTACTACAACAACTGCAGCCCCAGGATTAACTACATATTACGGATGCTGTTCTAGTGGAGAGGGAGTAGAAGGACAATATGCTAACTCCAGCGATGCAGCAACAGGTCTACAGCAATATTGTGCTCTAGAAGCAGGAAGTAATCTAGTAGGAGGGGTATACACAACTCCGCAAAGTTGTAATCAGCCTACAACCACTGCAGCACCTACAACTACTACAACAACTCCAGCACCAACAGGAACAACTACTACAACAACAACCGTAGCACCTGAAGTTTCTAGATACCGTGCTTCATTCTGTGGTGACGGAGCGCCACAACAGTGGACAAGTAATATATCTTGTGCTGATGCATTTACTCAAGCAAGCGGTAACTTTACAACAATAACAAACTGGAGTTGTGCATTTGGAACATCATATCCAGCAGAACCAATGTGCGATATTCCACCAGCAACAACAACTACAGCACCTACAACAACTGCATCACCTACAACAACTGCTACCACAACGGCTGCCCCTACAACTAGTACAACCACAACCGCAGCACCAACCGCAGCACCTACAACAACAACTACTGCAGCACCTTCAGTAGCAAGATCATCTTTCTGCACAGAGGGAATGTGTATGACATATGTAGGACAATCAACCTGTGGAGCAAACCAGTCATTTGTTCTTGCAAACTATGATAATGTAAGCAACTATACTTGCGTAGTTGGAACTTCAACACCAGCGTGTCCAAGTTGCACAACTACAGCACCTCCATTCTTCCCATACTTTGTTCCTGCAACAACAACTGCAGCACCAACCGCTGCACCTACAACAACTGCAGCACCAACCGCTGCACCTACAACAACTGCAGCACCAACTGCTGCACCTACAACTACTTTAGCACCAACCGCAGCACCTACAACCGCAGCACCAACCGCTGCACCTACAACAACAACTACTGCAGCACCTGCAACAACTGCAGCACCAACCTCTGCGCCTACAACAACTACTACAGCAGCACCTGCAACAAATGGAACACAATGTACTTCTTTCGGAGTTTCAATAGGATGTTGTGCCTCAACAGGTTGTGACCTTGGCGGTTGCGGATCTGGTGCAGCATGTACAGGAACAGTTAATCGATGCAGTCAGAATAGTGGAGAAACATGTTAAAAGATATAGATATATTGTATGTTAGAGGAAACGACGGTATAAACGGAGTTGCCTTAGTATGGGTAATAGATGGACAATGTTTATATGACATTCCAACATGGCAAGAATATGTAGATATGTTTGTAAATAGTGATAGCGTTCTAGATATTTCATCTTTGTACCCAGATCATGATGGAATAACTGTCAGATTTATTAAAAATCAACAAGTTGTTAATGAACTTCAGACTAGTGAGTATTTTGGAAGTGTTTTGTTAAGTAGTCCAACAGTATTAGACTTAAATGACTACCCTTACGGAAGATATGTTATTTCTCCAGATGCAGAATTTGACGGAGAAAAGTTTATTATTACAAATAGAGACATGACAGGGTTTTTACGTTGGCAGCCAGGACACCCAAGAGCATCAGAAAACGATCAGGTATAATAGAATAACAACTACTGAAAGGTTAAAAGATGGCAAAGTCAAAATGGGAAGAGTATAAAGAAAAAAATGGTGTGACTCCACTAGATCTGTTAAATCCAAGAACAAAGCATTCAACCGAAGAGCAGGCAAATGCCAGATTTGAAATATGCAAAGGATGTCCAGAACTAATCAAACTTACATCACAGTGTAAAAAGTGTGGGTGTATTATGTCTATAAAAACTAAACTTGAAGCAGCAAAGTGCCCTATCGGTAAGTGGTAAAATGAAAAAAACAAACCTGATAATAATTCCAAGCAGGAACAGAGTTGAAAATACTGAAAGAGCAATTAAAGCAATAAAAGAAACTGCAGAGATATCAGACATAGTGATTGGCTTGGACGCAGACAACCATGAAATATATCCTAGATTTGATGGAGTAATTTATGAAGTTAACCCACAAACAGAAAAGCGCATGAACGGAACTCTTAATTTACTATCAACAAAATATGCAAATATGTATGAAACCGTTTATTTTATGGGAGATGATCATCTACCAATAACAAAAGGGTGGGATAAAAGACTATACTGTCCGATTAAAGAAAAAGGATACGGTGTTTCATATGGAAATGATTTATATCAAGGACAAAACCTTCCTACTGCAGTAATGATGAGCACTAACATTATTAAATCTTTAGGCTTTATGTCTCCACCAGAACAGATACACATGTTCTTAGACAATTTTTGGAAAGCGGTTGGACAAAACTTAAAATCAATATATTATTTTGATGATATTGTTATAGAACATCTACATGCTTATGTTGGTAAATCAGAACTTGACGAAATGTATTTATCTGTAAACAATCCAGAAGTTGCAGACAACGATGGCAAAAGGTATGGGGAGTATATGTATAACAAGTTTGATTCAGATATTATAAAACTAAAGTCAGATCTTGGTATACTGTGAATATTCTAATAACTGGACACAAAGGTTTTGTTGGTAAATACTTTTGGAAGAAACTTGACAACGGTAAAAACAAATTAACTGGGATAGATATAAAAGATAATACAGACTGTAGAGATTTTTTTAAAAAGTCAAATACACAGTTTGACTTAGTTATACATTTAGCAGCAATAGTTGGCGGAAGAGAAACTATAGAAAATAGACCACTTGCAATAGCAGATAACTTCTCTATTGATTCTGAGTTTTTTCAGTGGTGCTTAAAAACTAAACCAAAGAAAATTGTTTACTTTTCTAGCAGTGCAGCATATCCAACTTACTATCAAGTTGAAGGCAATGAACGCAAGTTGTGTGAAGATATGGCCGACTTTAGTTCTAAACCAGACATGACCTACGGGTGGTCTAAAATGGTAGGAGAATACCTAGCATCATTTGTAGATAATGTTTATATATTTAGACCATTTTCTGGATATGGTAAAGATCAGGATTTAAATTATCCGTTTCCAATGTACGTTAAAAGAGCCTTAGAAAAACAAGATCCATTTGAAGTTTGGGGAACTGGAACGCAAACAAGAGATTTTGTTCATATTGATGATATTGTAAATGCAGTAATAGTTTCTTTGGATAATCCCCCAATCGGTCCAATAAATTTGGGGACAGGAAGATCGACTTCTTTTTTAGAACTAGCAGAAATGTGTATGAATACAGTTGGATATAAAGGTAAAATAGTTACTAGACCTGAAAAACCTGTCGGCTGCATGCATAGAGTAAGTGACAACTCAAAAATGCTATCTTTTTATACCCCAAAAATAAGTTTAGAGCAAGGAATATGGGAAGCGGTAAATGGCTAGTATATTTATTCAGATAGCCTCGTATCATGATTTTGAATTAGGTAAAACAATTTTACATGCAATAAAACAAAGTAGTAAAAATCATGATATTTATTTTGGGGTATTTAACTGCTATTATCAAAACAATGATATTTATATTCCTAAAGTTGAAAACTTAAAGGTAATAGAAGAAGAGGCCCCATTTGGAGTTGGAGTAGGAAAATCTAGAAATATAGCAAATAGTCTTTATGGTGGACAAGACTACTATTTACAAGTTGATTCGCACACAAGGTTTAAACAAAATTGGGATGAATTTTTAATATCACAAGTAAAAGGATATCAGGGGATAGGAATTAAAAAGCCATTATTAACTACGTATCCTGGAACATATAGGTATAACGATAACTTAGAGGAAGTAATAGACTGGGGAGATAATGTTAGTGCAATATATCTTGCAGATAACCCAGATCAGTTTAAAGACACTCTTATTCCTGGGCAAAGAGCAGTCCCCACAGAAGGAACCATACTAAGTAAATCAATTTCTGCTGGATCTGTTTTTAGTGTTGGAGAATTTGCGGACACTGATTTTAATGATAAAATTGCTTTTTGGGGAGAAGAAATATTTGTCGCAGCACAATCTTGGACTAGGGGATTTGATTTGCTTATTCCGTCTATTCAACAGATATTTCATCTTTACTATGATTCTGAGTCTAGAATGCAAAAAAATGCAAGAAGACATATTTGGAAAGATTTTCCAGAACTATTTCAGTCTATGGATATAGAGTCTAAGGTAGAAATAAAAACAATTTTTAAAGAAAACATTATTGCAAAAAATGCTTTAGGGTCAGAAAGAACACTTAAGGAGTTTGAGGTGTACTCAGGTCTTGATTTTACAAATGGCACAATTACTGAAAATTGCTAAAATATATAAAAATACCCCCAAGGGTTTCTCCAAGGGGGTATTCTTTTTATATGTTATTTAGGAAATTTAGCCATCCAAGACTTAGTCCTTGGTGTAATACCCTTCCATGAGGACCAATCTTCTCCACCGTTTGTCATATAGTATGCAATCTCTGCATTCTTGACGGGATTGAATAGTTCAGCGTTAGACTCAAGATCAAACTTAGTTCTACGATCAGGACCAAGATTGTCTATCATGTTTATTTGGAACATGCCATAAGACGAGTCACCAGTCTTGTGATTACCATTAAAAGCCAATGGACGACCATTAGACTCCTTTTTAGCAACCGCCCAAGCAACTACAAGATCCTTGCCCTTAAAGCCTACTAAAGAAAGCAGTTCCTTAAGTTCTAAGTCAGTCAAAGAAACCTTGTTCTCAAAACTCTCTAACTTTTTTGCCTTAGAAACCAAAAAAACCTCTTTCGAGGTGGTTTCCGATGTCTGAGCCTGTTCCAGGCTAAGATTGTTCTTTGTATCAAGATCCGAAATAGCATTAGCAGAGTTTGACAAAACCGTTACTAGTGCTACGATACTGAGTGTGCTAATGATCTCTTTGTTTCTTTCGATAAATTTAATCATAGTTTCCTCCTTAGAAAACAATAACACCCTGGTAGGTGTTACTAACTAGTATAACATAAAAATTTATCAAAAGTCAACTTTAGAGGGTGGTATAATAAAGATTATGCCTCAGTCATCATCTAACTATCCTACTATGCAATACCCTATTGCCTCAGATCCAGTAAATGTGCATGGAGATTTTAAGGTTTTAGTAGATGCATTAAATAATATTTTACCACCATTAGGAATGACAAGCGTGTCATCTCCTGTAAGAAATGCAAGTTCATCTCTTTCTCTTCCCGCAGGAACTCCAGTTTATATTTCGGGTAGCGCACCGTATGAAGGCAAAACAATACCAACTGTAGAAAGATATAACCCATCAAGTCCAAGTTATAATCCAAATAGTCCAATACTTGGTTTGATGCAAGCAGACACACTCCCTGCAAGTTTAACTGGTGGCAATGGCATCGCTGTTGTTTCTGGAATTATACAAATGAACACAACAGACTTAGGTCCTTCTGGAACAAAAATTTATGTAGATCAAAACGGAGTATTAGTAAGTGGTCGCCCAGCAACTGGCCCAGCAATATATATTGGAGTGGTTGCAGTTCAAGCAATTAAGTCACTTGGTGGCATGATTATAGTTCAAACAAAAGGAAACGGTACTTGGGGTGCACTCAAGGACGGTTTGTCGTGATATAATAAAACTATGGCAACTTTAAGAGGATCTCAATCATTATACAATGTAGGCAATCCGCCTCCAACCGTTATTTGGACTGTTGTTCGTGGTGATACTTCTGGGTTTAAGGTTTATGTAACAGATGATGCAAAAGTGCCATTAATTTTAAAGGGCCCTGGCTCTGAGTGGGATATTGCTATGAAGATTAAAAGACCAACACTTGCAGCAGACAAGGGAGTTATTACTGATAATGCAACTACAGTAATGGCTTTGCATCCAGTTGCAGATGAAGATGATCTTGTTGGAGAGTTTACTGTTTGGCTTACAGCAGAAGAATCTAATGTCTTACAGACAGGAGACATCTTTGATATTCAGGTTAGCGACCCAACAAGAGTTTGGACGGTTGCTCAGGGTAGCCTAAGAATTCTTGAAGACGTAACAGATTAATGGCAACAGCATTAATACTTGATGAACTTAATGGTAAAACCAAAAGAATTTTTCCTATTGACTATCCTGTAGTTCAAGTAGAAGAAATAACAAGAAACACCGTAATCACAGACATACTTCCTTTTAGGGTAAAGTTTTCAGCCATTCAAATTGTGGCTATTGGTTTGGGAAATACCCCAGGAATTCCACTCCAGGTTATTGGATACAGCAACTATATTCTTTAATAGTACTATTAAAAGGGATGATATAATCACTACATGGCTAAAGTATCAATTCCAACAGTTAAGAGTCTATTCCAAACAGGAGATAGACCGACTCAAGAAAATTATGAAGATTTAATTGATACCGCATCAGCCCAAGCAACAGATTTGGGTTCTGCTGGTAACAATGAAAATACAATCACTGGTATTGAGAACGTAACTGTTGTTGATAACTTTGACGCTACAGTTTGGCGTATGGTCAAGTATATTGTTTCAATATCAAAGACCTCTGCAGGGGACAATAAGTTCTATGCAACCGAACTAACAATTCTCGTTGACGGTACAAATGTAAATGTCAGCGAATACGGAACAATCGACAATGATGGGAATATTGGCACCATTAATGTCTCTCGCACTGGAAATACCGTGGCCTTAACAGTCACTCCAGATCCTGCGATCAAGCCAGTCACAGTTCGTTT